AAACCATTGAACAACTGACTTCACACCATTAACAGCCCAATGCCACCATGCAATAATCTGCTCAGCTAAATCAGGAATAATACTGTTTCCCACCAAGACGTTAAACATCCATGTAAAGAACCGAACAATTCCTTCGGTCACCTTAATGACAATAGGGAGCATTCTTTCGACAACTGGGAGTAGCATTGTTGAAACGACAATAGCTAATCTTGCCAAATCTGCCGCTAGTGGAATCAACGCATTGGCGAGACTGTAGAATTCGGGAATTAGTGGTATCAAGCGAGTTAAAATTTCAGCCAGCAAACGCGCAAACATTTCCGAATGTGGCAGCATTGCCCGAAACGCATCAACAATAATCGGTAACAACTTCATGCCAAACTCAATTAAAGGAGGAAGCAAATTAAGAATAGCGGGCAACAAGCGAATCCATTGAACGATTACATCCTGCAACATGGGAAGAAGAACCTTTAACGCTTTGATGAATTCAATTCCCCATAATCGAACGAGGTCAGCAATATATGGGAGTACACCCGCAACAGCGTTTAATATCTCGAATAGCACTTGCACAAAAAAGGTTCCGAGAATCATTACAATTTCTGCGACCGTTGGCAAAATGCGAATAAGCATTTCCAGAAAAACACTTAATCCACCAGCTACTAAACGCAAAATAGCAGATCCAAGTGGGGTCATAATTTGTAGCGAATGGCCTAACACCTCAACGAAAAGTCGCAAGAGAGGAACAAGCTGTTTAACCTCATTAGCTAAAGATATACCTAGAAATTGGGCAATGCCCGCAAGCTTCGGAAGAAGTGGAGAAATAGCGTAAAGAATTAATCCGAAAGCTTTGCCTAATTCAATAACCGCAGGCACTAAATCCGCAATACCATCGCCAAATGCCTTTACCAGTATTTCTACACCGGGAGCAATTCCTTGCAATCCAAAATTGATGGCATTGAGCACATTGATCAAAATTGGAGCTGCCGTTGTAGCAAGACGAGCAATAACAGGAGCAAATCCGCCTAACGCTTCAATAATTCCGCGAAGCACTGGAATGAATGCTTCGCCAATTGCATGCAGTGCTTTGAAGATCTCAATCAAAACCTTTTGACCTTCAGAAGACTGCACCCATGTATTCATAGCCTTAACAAGTTGACCCAAGACTCCCAAAGCACCTAAACCAGCATCTTGCATTGCACGAATTAATCCGGCAAACAGAGATGTTAGATCAAACAGCAAAACAGAAAACTGCTTTAAAACTTCCCAAGCATTATTAAGCCACATAAGCGCTTCGCCAGTTCGAACAATTTTTTCCAACCACAGTCCGAACTGAGTGAGGATTTTAGATAGCGGAACAGCAAACGTCGCGAAGAATCCGGCACCCAAAGCACTGATAGCAAAGAAGCCTCTAAGCAAAGGCTCTACGGCATCTTGCATTTGCATCAGAACCCAGACTATTGAATTTAGAATCTTCTCCATATGGATGAATGCAGTTAAAGAAGTTCCCCACTCTATTGCTACCGTAACAATATTGCCCATAAATCCGGCAACACGCTCTAATGCGGGACTCAATCTATTTGCTGCTGCCGCAACAAAATCCATTAACGTCGGCCAGCTTTCAAAAAGATCGTGCTGCACAAAAGCAGCAAAGAAAGCATTCTCGATTCGCTCTCTAATTCCTTCTAAAACTGGCCAGACCGCAGCAATATGTTCAGCAAAACGCCGTGCCACAGGACCTAAGTCGTCCATTACTCCGGCTAGTTCTTCAACACCACCCTTAGCTAAAGCCTGTAACGCTCCCTGAAATCGGCCCGTCGCAAGTTGAAAAATTTCCATGGCAGCTTTGCCCGCGACGAAAACACCGGGCAAACCAGCGGCTAAGCCAATCACAGGAGAAATAGCGGCAGTCAATCCCAAGATGGGAACGATAGCCGCCGACGTGGCACCTGCAAGGCCACCTAAGGCAACGGCACCGCCAGCAATAAGGACAGACGCCTTACCAACCGTCGTGCCGATACTCGCAAATCCACGCGAAAAACTAGAAACATTGGATGACATCCTGGAGAAAATGCCATCAGTTTTATTTGCCTGAACCCCCGTACGATCCAACTGCTGTTGCGCCGCCTCAGCACTCCGGACAATTTCACGAAATGCTACCTGAGTTCGGGTAACACCTTCTTTGGTACGGGCTTCTACATCTAATCTAACTGTGAGATCTCGAATTGTTGCCACGATTTTCCTTCACAGTCCAATCGGGAATAAAGTCCTCCAATTTAGGCTGTTTTGCTTTCGAGTCGCGAAAGGCGGACACAATCGCGTATACAATCTCGGCTGTAAGAATGTCATGCCTTTCAGAACCTATTGGCCCTGTAACATACTCATATGCCCGCCATTCCGCTAATTCACGTGCAGAAACCCTACGCAGTAATTCAGAAACCGGAATGCCGAAAGCTAAAGCTAATCGGAAGTAGAAGCGGCGTTCGGGACTTCTTCTAAATTTTCCGTGAGTTCCTTAACGTCATCAGGCCGCATACCATTTAAGCGCAAGCACTCATCAAATAAACGGTCTAACGGCTTTGCAGCCTTTTGACCTAAATGAATAATGTCACGCTTATCGAAAAGCGGTGTGCCATCCTCGTTAATAGCACACGCAGCAATCAGCCGTGCACGGAAATTCCGCTTATTGACACGTACATCTGAACCCACCTGTTGAACGCTCTCAGCTTCAAATGCGTCGCGTTCAGCACCGCTTAAACCACGTAAGCGAACAGTGCCATTCCACTCAGGGACATGCACGTCCACAATAAGTGTGTCTTCAACTTGCCAAATCTGGTCTTTGGAAAGAAGAGCCATTTTATTTCCCCACTTTTTTGGTCGGTTAAGCCGGAATGTTTACGTTTTCCGCCGGTTCAGCGGTAATAGCAAAATTGACCGTCAGCGTACCGGCACCATCGCCGGTACCCATTTCCTTCGGCACAGACGAAACGCGAATAGGAAAGACATCCATCTTCCTACCGGCAACATCACCACCGTCCATACGTAAAATGAACCCGGTAGTGTCACGAGGAAAAAGCACACGGGCATCATTACCGGAAGGATCTGCATAGAACGTAATAGACGAGTCGTCAGCTGAGGTCCGGCCCGGAATCTTTGAAGTGAACCGGGAATTGATATCGGGAACATCAATCAGTTCCGAGCTGACTTGCCAACCCTCAACTTCCGCAATCTCGCCGGATAAGTCAGTACCGGCATTGATTTCAGCACGTAATGGAGCGTTCTTATTTGCAATAGACGGGCAATAAATCCACTTAGTGGTACCCGTCGGAAAAAATCGGGTAACAGTACTAATAGGCGTGGCAGGCATTTATGAATTTCCCTTCTGTCGTGTGACAGCTAATTCTCTAGCCTCTTTAGCCATTTCCTCAGCAGGGGTTAAAGGCTTTTCACCCTTGTATTCGACCCATCCACAACGCTTCCAATGAGGAACAGCCTCAACCGAAACGTGAATTACACGCTTTCCATCCTCTAACTGGGGATGACACATAATTACGGTTTCAGTCGCCATTAGGACGCTCCTCCGATAATGACAACGTCGCAAGTAACGGAAGTACCGCCACCCGAATTAGCAATCTGCAAAATATCACCTGTACCTGCGGTAACCGTATAGCCGGTAGCATCAGGCGCAATTAAAAGAAAACAGCCACCCGGACGTACCGTTACTGTATGAGCGGCACCGCCTACCCAGGTAACGAAAGGATTCGAACCGCCACCGACAATGACGTTATTTGTGTTAGTAGAGTGCGCCGAAACAAATAATGCCTTAACCCTTGCAAAGGTTAATGTGGCACCAAACGCATCCGAGAGCACACCCGCCAGATCTAAAGTATCGGTGCTTGACGCTGCAATAGTTCTAGTATCTGACCAAATTCTATTAGCCTGATTAACCCCCACACCATCCTGAAAGTTGTACTGCCGATTCAGGTTAATAGGTGCATTAGGCGACTGTAAGTCAAGTGCATCTGTATAATTTGCAGCAATCTGCAAAAGCAGTCGGCCGTCAAAAACCGGCATGTATCCTCCTATTTGAACTTATGCCGTCGCGCGACTTCATCAACAATGTCACCAATCTCCGAATCAATTTTAGTAATCCATGGCTCTGCCGCCCGAAAAAAGAATGGTCGCGCCGGTTGCTCAAACCAACGCGTTCTGTCACCAAAGAACGGATGACGAAATTTCCCTGGCTTCCCTAGATTTTCATACGGCCTGCCATGGGGTGCCTTTTTCCTATTAACGCGTAGTGATACTCCGGTTCGCCTTGTTGTTAAGCTAATTGACAACTTAATGGCCCCTGGAATACGAGTAGACCACGATGCATTACTCTTCGCATTGGCTAATACGGGTTGAGCAGACTCTCGCATTCGTTTACGAATCCATGTGCGAGTATCGCGATCGAACTTACCGTGTTCCTTAATAAAGTTACGTAATTCACGTGTTCCTTCACGCGGCATCAGCGTGTAACCGCCTCTACTTGAATTACAAACCGAACTGTGCAGACTGCGCCTTTATCTGTCTGCACTTGCGATACGGAATCGCTCAGAATCCGCGTCCTCATAACACGTCCGCCCAACGTGGTGTCATAAGAAATGACTTTGTTTAATTCATCAATTATTTCAAATGCTCTGTTTCGAACAATCGCCATATTCTTTTCATGGCCACGGTAAGCCGATGACAGACACGTAATTCGATAGGTCTCCATATCGGGCATTGTTGATAGCTGATTGCGTTCGCGATTTGTGGTAATCGCGTCATCATCATCAGCTATACCAGTAAACCCAATGCACAAAATATCAGGTGTCGTATCCATAGGAGGAACTGGCGGACCGTCCGAGATGGCCACTTCCTCTAAAGCACTTTCAGCGATACGAACAATTTCAGAAACCACATCGGGAATCGTAGATACATGCCTAGGCATTAGATCATCACCCGACTCTGCGGACGCTTATCCAATCCAAGTAACTGGCGAACGTTGTAAGGCAATGCATATGTAGTACCGTGAATGGTCTGACCATCCTGATTCACTAATGGACGGTTACCTCCGCTATTCATTTGATCAGTTCGCCACAAATGCGCCACTAACGAAAGAGCTGCTAAACGGAAATTTGCTGGCAATGGCGAGCGGCCAACACGGTAAGTAATGCGGACTAAATGACCGTCCCAGAGATGTGTATGTCTAAGAATTCCCGTATCAGATTCCAAATACCAACCCTGCTGACCTGTTGCTAAATCACCTTGCGGAACGGCAACGAGTCCGGGAAGCTGCTCTACGCTCACTACATCGATAACGGGATAATGCTCCAAGATAATTTGACTATTAGTACTACACCGCTGTTCTACAAATCGAGTGGGAGCAACAGGCCCGACACGTTCTACAATCATGGCGCAAGCTGCCGAAATATAGTAACGAAGCAATTCATCATAGGTATTTGCATCTAAGTCAAGTCGTAAGAACTCTTTTGCATCACGGAGACTAATAAAATCTCCTGACTCTATCGGATTCACCACAAAAGAATCCGTAAATGCCGACGCATTAGTTCCTGTAGCTACCCATCGGACAACATGTACGCCTGCCTGAATAGTGTCGTAATCATATGCGTATTTTCCGGTATCGTGCGGCAGCACAACACCAGGACTATGTGTAGTGCCATCAGGAAGCGTAATAGCTATAGTCACGCTAGTTGCATTGGCTAACTGTCCGCCGGAATCTTTGATTTCAACGGAAAGGGGAACCTTGTCCCCTAAATCCCATGGCATTACCGGTTCCCCTCCCTCATCATGGCGGACTTCGAAATAGTCGCTCGAATATTAGGACCCTGCCGACCGCCTAAGCTTGCAGTCGGAGAAATAATGACTCCTTCGATAAAGTTCGCAGAATCGTAATCACCTAAATGCATAACTGCTGCTAACGATCCCGGAATCGACACAACAAAGGAATCGACGGCTACACCTGTGTCCACCAAAACAACAGGCTTATCTGTGCCTAAGAAATCAGTTGCATTAACCAAGTCCGCGAGCATCAAATCAGCGGAAATACCTGATACCTCTATACCAACGGCCAAATCGGATAGATAGATGGAAGTTGAAACATCTAAGCCACTCACAGCCGTTCCTGAGTCAGTCAAACCCTTGGGAATCGGCACCAATATTGATTGATCGCCAAACGCAGCATCTTCCAATAGAACAGCAGCATCAACTGAAAGGAATTCCGCACTGGTAGCGGATTCAGCTAATTCGGCATCGATATTCGCAGTAATCGATTCCGTACCTTGCCCTGAATCCGTCAGTTCCCCAAAAACGGATGCCGCAACAAAATCTAATGCTGCACCACTATCAACTAATGACTTTTGGTCACTAGAGACATCACTAAGACATTGGTCAGTAGCGCTGCCCGAATCAGTTAGTAGAACAGAAACACTAACTTCTAAGTCGTCAGCACCGATGCTCGTATCAAAGAATGGCGCACCGACTTGTTTCTGAAGAGCATCTTCTACGGCTGTACCTGCGTCTCCCAGAGGAACGCTCGCAAACGCCGACAGGCTGTCAGCAGCACTACTGCCATGGTCAGCAGCTCCTAGGCTCGCCTGAACGCTCAGAATCGTGTCGGCAGTGCCTCCATCGGCAAGCGTACCGCTCACAGCAGCAACAAGATCATCAACAGCACTACCCGAATCGTCAATATCAATAGGAATTGGAACCTGAAGTGCATCCGCTCCTGAACCCGAGTCCAAAAGCGAAACGCTAACCGACAGCGAAACAGAATCCAGCGCGCTACCTGTATCCTGTAGCCCACCATTTGCTGCAACTGCAATACCGTCTGAGACGTTCGCGAAATCGTCTAAGGATGCGTCAGCCTGAATCTCGATTTCATCTAAAACTGCCCCTGATTCAATTAACGGAAGAGAGGCACTAATAGTGATTGACTCAATCGCTGATGCGGTATCCTCTACATCTTTTGGTGTAGATGGAGACACGAAAATGAAGTCAGGAAGAAATTCAATCCAAGGAACTGTACCTGAGTTATTATATATTGATGCTCCGTAATCTGTTCCTGAACCACCTAAAACAGTTTCCCAATCAGGATCTACTGTCCCTGCTGCGGCACCAAATCCAAACTCAACAACAATCCGATCACCATCGGAAGTTCCAATATAGTTTGTGACCGAATTGTTTCTATAGGGCATACCAAAAAAGGAAGTTGCTAATTCTGCATTGAGAAACCCTGAACTTATTGTGTTCACAAGTGTTTGTTTAAGATTTCCAGAGGAATCAACTACACACATAAAGCAAGGATGATATTGAACGTTATCGGCAGAGCTTAATTCCCGGGAGCGGCTAATTCCAGTAACCGTTGAGAAGATATTCTGCCCTGCCGCAAGAGGTGGGGAAATTAACTGAACCGCTAACTGGAATGCCCCAATACCGTTTCCGATAATACGTCCGGAAACCGTCTCTGTCGCGGCATCTTTAGTAGTACTTAAATTCCTTCGAACATATACGGAAGTATCAAACCATCCGCCTAACACGCCAGGATTAAAATCGGCATCAACATTTGCTACGTAATAGAATCGGGTAGCCATACGGCCACCTACTTAACTGAAGGTAATGGTTGCAGTAGCCACCCAAGTCTGACCATTAGCCTTAGTGCCCTGAGCGATACCGGCAGCATGATTAAAAAGCAGAGCATTAACAGTGCTGCCAGCAGAAACAGTAGGTGTTCCTACATCAATTCCAAACTCATTCCAGTCGAAATTACCATCAGAAGCACCGAACGTCGCTTCGAATTGCATCGTACGTGTGCCCAATACAGCTGCACCATTAACAGGTTGAAACCAACGATTAGAGCTACCCGCCGAAGCATTAAGGTCAGTGTCGGTGTAATCCTCAGAGGTATTACTATTACCGACACCAATCCGAACCGACGTAGCCGTAAGTGCCTGTGTGGAACCTGTGGCCGTAAGCAAACTCATTAACCTAGTCCAACCGGCATTTGTAATTAGGTTGCCTTCGAACTGGGTTACCGAATAAGGACGATAGCCGCTTGAAAGAAAATCAGCTCCATGAGGCTGACGCCCTAACGAATTCTTCAATGCGGCAGTAGCTAATTCACCAAATCGAGCCACTTTCCAAACCGTATAGCCAATAGTGGATCGATCGTTTATTGCAGAATATGCGGAAACCCGACTCAGAGAGTCATAAGCATATGCTTCATCCATTCTTCGCACCCGTCTTGAGAGTCGTCACTGCACGCGGCAAATCGGGCTTCCGAGTAGCAGTTTCGATTACTGGGGCGTTCTTCTTTACACGCCTTCCGACATAAACAGAGACATCCTCAAAAAGATGTTCTCTACCCTTGTATCCATCAACAGTTTCGACGTCCACCAAATCGCCCGCCGCGAAAGAAACAGGCTGACCATTTTCGTCATACGTGAAAGGCTCACGCACTCGCATAATCTTCATTAGTGAGTCACCGGTTCCCGTCGGCCGTCCGAGTTAATACAAACCGCTCCCCATGTGCCGCCGGTAGCACCATTTGCAACCGAAGCGGTCAGGCGCACATAACGGGCAGGGCCGAGATATCCAACGGAGTAAACTTTGTCGGCATCTGCCGCAAGAATGGTTGGCAGGGTGCCTTGCATGTACTTAGCGTCAGCCGTATTCCACGAAGATCCGTTATCGGAATCCTCCATTACAAATGTAATAGTCCCATCCGTAATAGTTCCGGCATGAATGATAAACATGGAAGTACGGAAAAAGTTGTCCTTATAGCCACGGTCAACCGTAATTCCGTCATAATCGCCAGTGGCACGCAACTCAATATCGAATGCAGGTAAAGGTACCACTGTCTGATAAAGACTAGTACGCATTTAATTCCTCCCGATAAAAGGATGTCCCTGCTATTTCCATCCGTGGGGAAGATGAGAAGTTAGCAGGGACACCCAAATTATTACTCCATTACGTAACGTTCAGTAACCGGAAGCCAGCGTCATTAACGCTATCCGCACCAACGCGATAATAGGCGTACCATCCACGCTGACCGTTTGGCCGGTTATTACCCGTGCCGAACAGATGCGGAACAAATTCAACCGTCATACCAATACGGTCGGCAATCACATAATTATCGAAGTCACCATAAACAAGAACGTAATTGTCAACGGACACGTTAAGGTCGCCATCCATCGCCTCAGCCTCATAGGTCGGCCGACCCAAAAGCTCAGGCGGAACATCCGCGCGAATACGCTCCCAAAGCTGAGCGCCACCCTGAGTGTCGAAATTACGAATCCGGTTATAAATCGCTCGGTTCGCAAGCCATGACGCATTCGACCGATAACGCGCGGGCAGCGCATTATCCAGGGCGTAAACATCGCCACTAGCAAACGTGTCCGTAGTCAGAGAGGGAACAACGACAGTGGGCGATGAAGCAACAAGCGCAGTAATTAAACCAGTCGGCTGATTCGAACCGGTACCCACCGTAAAGGCGGAAGCTTCAAGAACGTCCCGACCAAACGAGAGGAGTCGCGCAACTTCCGTAGTGACGTTAGCCTCATCCTGGAGAGCTTCAATAGTAATCGGAACAAAACCAGCGGCCTTATACACGGGAATCGACGGCTGACCAAGCGTAGGCGAGTCGTCAGAAACTTCAACAGATTCAGCATCCCATGACCAGGAAACCGCACCCGCACTAACGCCGTTCCAAACGTCGCCAGTAGCAACTACCTGTCGCGCAATCTGTCGAATCTGATTACGTGAACCGTTGGCCGTGATAATGACAGTAGGGTCAAGCTGGAAAGGAACCAGATAACCACCCTGGCTATCGGTCAGCGTCATAGCCCGCTCTAAAGCACGCTTTTCCGCATCCGAAAGCATATGACCACGGCCGGAAGCGACCTTAGACCAACCACGGATGTATTCAGGACTAGAAGTCGCAAGCGCCATACGCGCGATCGTGGCGCTCGCGTCATCATAATTTTCAAGAATTCCAGTAGCGGCAGAACGAACCTTGTCATTCGCGCCCGGCATCTTTTCAATAGCACAAAGAGCACGTGCACGAAGCTCCTGAGTGATTTCACCCTTAGAGCGACCAAACGTGCGAACTTCAGAGAGATCCCACGGATTACGGAAACGAGCATCCTCAACCGAATCGGGATTCAGAATCGGGTCAAGGTCGTAAGCATCAGTGCTGTTAATCGGCGTACCATTCTC